CCGAATAATAGGGTGCTTGCTATCATCTCTGATAGATTCAGCTTTTTCATCCATTCACCTGCTTTCTAAAAAAGTTAGGGAAAAAGGCTATACCTCTTGCACCTCGCCTTTTACATATACTTCACCTTTCTCATCATACATTTCACGTTCAATATTTTGTTCCACAAAATAAGTTTTAGTCCCATTGTTCAAAATAGTAGCAAGCATATTTTGAACCTTACAAGCTTGGATCACTTGTTCTTTTTCTTGAAATTTATAAGCAGTATTAGGCGAAGCCCCTCTGACGAAGCCATTCGAATAATTTTGCATTAATGCACTCTCTTCTCCATATTTATTAATTTCCACTAAGTAAAATTCCTTGATTCTTTCCATAATAAATTCCTCCTAAAAATTTGTATAAAAATAGTGGTATAAGTTACTCACTTACACCACGGTCATTTTCATCAGTATTTTGTTTGTTTTCTAATTCCTCTTGATACAATGCGAACAAAATTGCATTATCTTTTTCCAGCTCAGTGATTCTGTTCAATAAGTTATTAATTACCTTGTTTGGATCTGCTTGTAATTGGTTATTTTGATTCATTTATTTGTTCCTCCAATTGTTTGATTTTTTCACTTTGTTCATTTGTAATGTCATTTAATTGCTGTATTGCTCGAAGTGACCATGAAACCATTTCATAAAGATTTACACCGTCTTTATGGATGAATTCAGGCGGTGTTTGGTAACCGTCGCCGATAATTAAACCATGATGATTGTATTCATCAGTGTTGAGCTCCTCTATACTATTTTTCTTGTATTTATATTGGTAAAGCTGCAATTCATTAGCAATAACATTTAATGCGTCATAATCCCATTTTTTTATATCTTTTTTGTAATCCACTAAAGATGAGTTATAGAATGCTTCAGCTCTAATAGGCTTATAACCAATATTACCGCCGTTATAAAGCAAGTTGTTAGTAACTCTTACTTCACCTGTTGATGTACCGATATAAAAATTAGTGCTTGTTGTACGGATACTTTCAGATTGTATCCACCTGCACTGTAAATCACCATATGTTGGATTACCGTTGTTATAACCTTTGTAGTCTGTTATACGAACTCGGTTATTTGCTTTAAGATATAAATATCCACTTCTGGATTGAAAATCTCCATAAAAGTTTCTTGCGTGAAAACTACCTGTTCCAATATTTCCAAATTTATCTGTAGCGTATACGACAGGTTCATATTCCCCTTCAGTTTGTCCAGAAAAACCCGCTTTTTTAAACCTTAGCCCTGAACCTGCTTGACCTTTATCGTCATAGATTTCACCGAATAGCAATGTACCATCCGTATCTTTAGCATTGTCATTATCTTTGAGGTAAAAACTGAATTCGTTAGTACCTGGACGAGAATAAACTTGAGGTCGAATATATACAGATGCTTCCCAAGTTTCAATATTTGTTGTATATCTGGATCGAGTATAGATACGACTATTTTCAGAGTGCAGGAATACAACTCCATAAGTAGACGAAAGGCGCACACCACGTGAATTATCATTAAATAAATCGTAATGAAATTCTAATGCACCAGCTTGTTCTGAACCGACGCCGCCGGACATCATTGTGGATAGTCCTTTTTCAGTCATATAAAGGTTATATCCTGTTTTTTTATTTCTAGAAAGAATATATCCATCTTTAATTCCAATTTCTGCACTAGGTGTATCAGTTACGCCGCCCCATGTCCTTGTGAATGTACCACGGGATAATATTTCTTGATTCTTGATTGATAAATAATTTGTACTATCCCCGCCACGTATACCTAAGTTATTTACATTGATGTCTAAACCTTCTGGTGATAAGTTTAAACGATTAATGATTTCATCTTTACCGACTTTATTATTTACATTACCAGCTAACACTTGGAAGTCTTTATTCACATTGATATTGACACGGTCGCCCTTCAACATAATTCCTTCTGGTCCAACAGTATGCGATGTAATGTTACCATTTTCATCATATGATAATGTCAGACCGGTTGTTGTATTCATAGAAAAATCACTAATAACTTTTGACAATGTTTTTCTGCTTGCATTAAACTCTTCTTTTGTTGCACGTGCATTGATGTCTCTACCATTTTGAGCAATTTCAGTATTAATAAGATTTAATTTAGCTTCATTTTCATTTTTGTACTTATCTGTATATGATTTGGCATTGTTTTCAGCAGTCATACCTAATAATTCTACATCTTCTGGAGCAGGTGACCAATCAAGCTCTTTCGAGCCTTTATATAAACTAACTTTACCTATAAATTGATTATTAGTAGTTGACAAAACCACTATTAAAATATCTTCTCTATTACCAGTATTAAAACGTATAATTTTATCAGTTGTGTAACCAACAATTGTATAAGACCCTTTTTTATAAAAAACACCCACTTTAATTTCCGGGCTACTTTCGTGTACGTTTAGAATGTAGTCAGTGTCTTGTTCTAAGGCTGGATTACCACTGTTATCTCTATCATAAAAATAAAAATTGATCCTTTGGCTTGCATTTAACTCTACATTATAAGGACCTTTTGCTATACCCGATGTACTATTTTGTGCAGAAGAATAGTACGATTGTATATAATTTCTATTTGTAGATTTGACTGAATCAATACCTCTAGTATATTCAGATATACTCACTTTATCAGCTATTTGATTAGATAATTGTATACGTTGTGATTCTGCACTATTCAATTTAGAAATGATATCGTCCACATCTGCAGTGTATTGTTCATTTGATACTTTACTATTAATCTTATCTGACTGTATTTCCAACTCTGCAGAATTATCATTAACTTGTCTTTCTAGTGGTTTAATATTGTTGTCATACATTGTTTTGATTTCTGTCTTATCCGCTTTTAATGTGATACTATCTTTTAATTGTTTAATGTCACTATTAAAACGTGTCTGTGCAGTTGTGATTAAATTTTCTGTATCTTCGGGCGCTTTTTGATAAGCTGTTGCAATATTACCCTGTTCAAGTTGAAAATTGTACACTTGAATAGGGTCTAATCTTAATTTTGATACATCTATATATATGTCTTCAATTCCGTACCAACCACCAGCATCAATAGTTAAATGTAATCGTTCTTCTATTGTTTTATCTGGTTGTACAATATCAGATACGTCAATAATTTTAGTGAATGTTTCGAACCTTTCACCAAACATATCTGTTAATTTATAAGTGACTTCAATCGTATTAGGTTTAGTAATATCAGTGATTTTACCCAGATATGCGTTGAAAGATAAAGTGTAGCAATCACTTTCATTGACAAGTGCAAAGGGTAAAATCAGTTTTTTACCTTCATTGATAAGTGTTTTATCACTGTTTTTGATTAAATTCCGTCCACCTACTTGAATGCCGTCTACCTTAGCACTCACTACGCTGATGTTGCTGCTTAATTCATTCTTAGTTTGTGTTATCTTGCTGTTGACTTCACCGTCAATAAGCTGCTTTAATGCGGCGTCTTGGCCGTTAATATAGGTTTTCAACGCGTCTTCTAATTCTTGTTGACTTGGAATATCTGAAAGTAATTGACCTGTTTCAGCGTTCCATGTGCCGCCGATGCCTTCAGCTACTTTAGACATTGCATCATTGAATTTCTCATCTGTGTATTGAGATTGCAGTAATTTGAAACGATCATCTATTGCAATCTTAGCGTTTTCTAATGAGTTATACAGTGTTTGCAGCAATTCGCGATATTTTAAAAACAGTGCTTGTGTATCAACAAGTTTTCCGATTGTCGCTGTTTCCGGTGTCATACTTTCAAGGTTTGTCTTAATTGCATTATAGACGTTGATTGTATTATCTAAATTTTGTTGAACTTGTTGTTGCAATGCAGTATCGACAAGGTATTCACTGTCTATAACTTCATATACTTCACTTAATAACTTGCTGTGTTGAATGTTCAGGTTTATAAATGTGTTATTTAAATCATCGTACAAAGCTTTCTCGCGTGTGACTGCGTCAATATCATCAGCTTTTTCGGCAGTCGCATTTATCCACTGTCCGTTCCAGTATCTACGTAACACTGCTACTTTAGGATTACTAGTGTCTAACCACAACATATCATTGACTGGATTTTCCGGCGCATCTTGCGACTTAATAATTTTCTTTTCGAAATACTGTAATTGACTGTTGGTCTCCCTAACAATAGTATTTACATTGCTGAAGTTATCATTCATTCGTTGTCTAATATTACTAAGATGCTTATAAAACTCTTGTCGTAAATCATCTTCACGATATTCTTTATACTCGCCAAAGGAATATGTTGATTCTTTAGTAACCATGTCATAATCTTCAGCGATTACTTCAGCTTCTAAATACAACGGAGGCGTAAAATCTCTATCTTTGATACGTACCATATCGCCGATATGAACAACTTCATGTGGTTGGTATTCTTTTATATCTAGAGATGTTACTTCATAACTAATTTTTTCTTTTTTACGTTTGTTCAATTCAGTTGTACCTAATGAACGTAATCGTGCTTCAGTCATATTCTCATCTTCAGTTTCAGGTTCATAGATACCCCAAATATATCTTCCTGGCAATCCAAATTGCGCTTGGGCTTCATCATCTTTGACGGTTAAAGTAATACGTGATCCATCTTCTTTTTCAGGACCCACACATAATAATGCGGTATTAACTTCGCTCATATCAACAATTCGCTTTAAACCAGTTAAGTCTTTACCTTTAACTATTTCTTTACCTTGAAATATAGGATTTCGCTTACGCAGCACAACGTAGCGACCATCAACTGTATTACTACCTAACTCGATATAAAAATCAACTATCATATCGTAAGTCGTACACAATTGCACCAGTATATCGTAACGTGTATGAAAACCAGTCCATGATGTCGTACGTATACCCCCATATTCAGTAGCTTCTGACACTTGCCATCCCGTATCTTTCAATACATCATATAAGGCTTCTGTGGTTGTCTTTTTCTCAAAGCTCCCTGGTGCATAAGGAGGCGCACCGGTTATATCTTCTAAATATGAAGCTGTTGTTTCTATTTCAGTATATCCATCCATATCTTGTGAAATATGTTCGATAATAAATTCTCTATACTGACCAGTGCTATCTTGAATAATGACTCTATAATTCTTTTGCATATTTATAGCTCGTTCTGACAGTATTGTAAAGTCAAACGTTTCTGAGCGATTATTAATATCACGGTTATGTTTTGCGTTAATAATTGATGCGTCATCTTCGGAAATAAAGTCTATAATTTTATCTTCATAGTCTAAAATATGCAGCAAATTGCAACCTCCTTTCTATAAATATCTATCTTGCCAACGAACCGTTGTATCAAATGTATTTAACGGTGAGATAATTAATTCTGTATGCCCTTTTTCTACATTGAAATAGTTAGAACCAAAAGTTTTTTCAGATAAAAAAGGCTCTTCATTTACTAATACATTATGATTACGCATATCAATCAAAATTTCATCGCCTTTTTTGATAATCATATCTCTTGCCCCTTTAGGTTTAGGCAATAGCTCTCTCGTATAAGTACCGAAAATATATAGCGGCATGACTGGATTATTACCATTCTTAGCAGAATATAAAGATAACGAAGCAATAGGTCGTGTGTAGAATTTACCGCTATCCATATAAATTTTTTCATGCTGATCAAACGCGATTTTTCTTAACGGATAAGGAATCTCTCTATATTTCCAGGTTTTTATTTTAAATTGATTGCTACGACGTTCCAACTTAATATAGACCACAAACTCATCCATGTTGTATAAACTAGGATTGTTTTTATAGTCGTATATCTTAACTTGGTCGCCATTTTGGTTAAACAGTGTAACAATGATACGTCCTGTGTTTGAGTTGGCGTTAGGATTACTGTAACCAATTGAAGCGATCACTCGTCCGTCTGTATCGTAGAGGTACTGTGCGAAGTGTACTGCGCCTTTACGACGTTGGTTTAGGCCAAACTTAACAGTCGTTGAAAAGTCTTGAGCGCTCGCATAATTGACAAAGCTACGTTTATACATAGCGCCCTGCCAACCACTACCCGTTACGCTTTCTGTGTTTAGGTAGAATGACTCCTTGCTTGAAGATTGACTGAAAGCACCACCAACGTCACCGCCTGTATGGTTATCAGTGAAGTCTTTGGCATCTTGTTTATTCCAGCCTTTAAACACGCGCAATTCATCACCTAAAATGAGTGGTGAATAGTCATTGAGTGGTTTATCTACATCATCGTCACCAATCATAAAATAGTCCTCATCGCCTTTGGCAATTTGGAAGAAGTTAGCATTTTTTAATGCCCTCGCTTCTATTGTGACGGGTGTATCAGCTGTACCGCTATTCACAATAGACACTTGGTCTGATATAGCAGTGTTGTAGTTGCCGGTTGCTGCATACTTGTATGGGTCTACCAAAACAACCTTTATAACAAATGACAATACTCCTCTAGGTGTCTTATCAATTTCTACAGGACCTTCAAAAAAAGCATTCCAGTACCAATCTTGTGTCATGAATTGTAATGGAACTTCATAATCATAATCAAAGAAACGTACTATCTCATTTAAAATATCATCGTGTTTTTTCATTCCACCGTGTGAGAGATGTTCGTTACTTACTATTAAAGGTAAGTCAAATTCATAACCTTTCACCTCTCTCTTTTTAAAAACTGAACCTTTTCTTCCCGGTACATCTTCAGTTTCTATTTCAAAATTAAAAGAGGGTATTTTAAACCCTCTTTCTACTACTAACCATGGAATTGTTTTATTATTAACTTTTATTGTATCTAGCATTTTAAACTCCTCCAGGATTAAACCTTCTATGTCTTTGTTTTTGTCTATTATAATCATCTATTGCGTCAAAAACTTGTTGTTTATGTGCGTATTTATCAATTACTGGTTCATAATCCTTATCTGCAATTGTGTCACCAGCACTAACCAATCTAGCAAGTAAACCAATTACTTTATCCATTTTCTGCTCTAAGACACTCACTGTATGACCATCATCAGAAAGGTTATTGACACTTTTCAATTGGCTAGGACGTTTGTTTTTACTAATATCCTTACTAGCCAATGCAAGTAATTTAGCTGCATCATCTGCTCGTTTTGGGTCAGTAGGTATTATCCATTCAGGGTACCCTTCTTCGCCTAAATGATATAAGCCATTGTGGACGAGTCCACCTGTCGCATACCCATGTCCACGACCTATTACTGATAATATACTACCTCCATATCTAGCTTTTGCATAACGCATACCAGCAATTAAGTTATCTAGACCATTCATGATATTACCATGTCCTGGTAATTTAAAAGCATTAAATGTACCAGGTTTAACTTGCACAAGCCCCATTGCACGACCGTCCGCTAAACCATCAGTACCACCGATAGCCTTAGCATTTCCACCTGATTCCGTTTGAATCTGTCTCGCCCACGCATTTACGTATGCTTGAGATGTAGGCAAACCGGCTAATTTTAATGCTTGTCGAATATTGCCATTCCATTTTCCTGATTTACCGCCGATACCTTTACCATTTTTCTTTAACCAGCTAAGCGGTTCTACAGAGTTACTGTTGGATTCTCCGCCCTGATTGACTTGGAAGTGAAGATGTCGATAATTAGTCATTGAACCCGTGTTACCTGATTTACCAATAAGTTGTCCTGCTTTAACTTGTTCTCCTGTCTTCTTAAGTTGCTTACTAAGATGCATGAACCATAAAAATGTTTTACCTTTTGAAACAGTGATAGCATTACCGCCGCCGTAGTTATCGTACCAACTTCTAACTCGACCAGCCATCGGTGTACGCACAGGCGTACCAACAGGCATGTCATAATCGACACCGTGATGGACTCCGCCATTGAAAGGGTAATTAGGATTCGGCGGATATGGCGGAGCAGAATATTTTTGTAGAATTCCATATCCTTCAAACACAGATCCATCTCCTGCTTGAGCCTCAAATCCACCTTTAATCCAATCTAGTGCGCCTTTTTTAATTTTTTTCCATGCAGCACGTGTAATATCTCCAACTATACCCATACCTTTTGTGAGAGAACTAAAGTCGACACCCATCATGGAAAGTACTTTGTTAAGTAGTTTACCTGGATTATCCATGTAGTCCATAACGTCCCCGATTTTGTCGGATAACCATTTTGCACTATTGCCAACAGCTTTACCGGCACCTTTAAGCTTATCGCCGACCCAATCTTTGGCATTACCGAACCATGTACCTATACTCAATCTTGGTAATGTACCCATGCTGAAGCGAGGCATCATACCTGCACCTTCAGCTTCTTCATATTTTTGACGCATACTGCCGCTGATAACTCTTGAACCTCTAGGCAAGAAGGTTGTTGTATCTTTGGCAGGTGTTAACGCAGTGCGTCCATTTGGATATTGAATTAATTCGCGTCTGCCATCAATACCTCTTCCATTGCCTGGTCCTTTATCTCCAACGACTGCCATAGTGCCATCTTTTAATCGACCATCAGATGTTGTTCTGATGTGGCGATTAATTCTTTGTGTACCAGTTGATAATTTAGGTATTTTAGGCAAGCTCAACTTAGAACCTACCCAGTTTAAGCCCTTGATAAGACCATTCAAACCTTTTTTGATAGCACTTACCATTCCACCGATATGATCTTTAATTTTACCAATGATGTTAGATAATCCATCACGCATATTTGTAAAAGTCTTCTTAACTGATGACCATAACGCACTAGCAATACCAGTTACAGATTTCTTTATTCCTTGTCAGATGCCTGTAACTTTCCTCTTAACATTGTTAGTTATGTTACGAGTACCATTGTATAAATTATTAAAAGTCTTCTTGACTGATGCCCATAACTGTGAGGCGTATCTAGTTACTGTGTTCTTGATATTTCTCCAAGTATCTGATAACCATCTGCGTAAGCGACTAAAAATATTACGAACACCTTTAGATAAAGCATTAAATGTATTACGTACGCCGGACCATAAGCTTTTAGCGTATTTTACAACTGTGTTCTTAATATTTGACCATGTTTTGACGATAAAACTTTTTACAGCAGTAAATATTTTGTTCACAGTATTTTTTAATGCGGTAAAGTAACGTTTAACTCCGTTATAAATAAATTTAACTGCTCCGACGACGGCATTTTTTATACCATTCCATATATACTTAATGAATTTTGCCACAGCACCAAAAATTGTTTTAGTGATACTTAATATCCGTTTGAAAATCGTACTGATAATAGACCAAATAAACTTCAGGACTGTACTTATTACACTTCTGATATGTTTAAAAGCAGAACTTATAACACCTTTGAAAAGTCCGCTGAATATCTTAACTACTTTAAGTATTTTACCGATGAACCAAAGTTGAATAAGGTTCCATATAAGCGTTAATGCACCACTGAATACTTGTTTAACACCATTCCAAACTTGCTTCCATTGGCCAGTAAATAGTCCGCTGAATATCTTAACAATACCTAAAATGATATCCAAAGCTCCATTGATAATATTTTTGATATTATTCCAAGTATCAACGATTAATATCTTGATTAGTGGCCATAAAAACTTCATTACATTCCATATAATTCCCATTGCTATTTTGATAATTGGAACTATAACATTCATAAATATAGTTTGAACAAGACCGCCTAACTCTTGTAAAATAGGCCATAAAAAGTTCTTAATCTCTATAAAGACAGTCGATATGACACTCCAAATATTGGCTAATGCTTGGATGATAGTATCTCCATTTTCCTTCCAAAAATCAGATAACTTCTTACCTATTTCTTGTATATATGACCAAATACCTTTAAAAGCGTCTATAAATACTTGTCTAATTTGCATTAAAGTAACGGTCACTTTTCTAGCAGTTTCTTTAGGCATAATCTTGGATAATAAATCCACTGTTGGTAATGTTTTACCAGATAATAAACTTCCTAAAGCATTAAATATTTGGTTAGCAACATCCCACATCTTTTTTAGGCCATTCATCACTGGATCTATTACAGAGTGAACTATATTTCTGAATGTTTCAGATTTTTTATAAGCAATTACAAATGCTGTACCGATTGCTACTATTGCTGCAATTGCTAAACCTACTGGACCAAGCATGAATTTAAAAGCTCCACCTACTAAAGTCAAGCCTTTAGCAGCAAACGGCGCTTTGTTTCCTAAGAAATTCATTACTCCACCAGCTTTAGCTATGCCTGTCATCACAGGACCTAAAGTAGTCATAATGCTACCTATTGCAGATGTAAACATCCCTGTAACAAGAATAACTGGTCCTAATGCTGCAGCAAATAAACCAACACTTACTATTGCAGTCTTAACCCAACCAGGAGAATCTGACAACTTTTGCGCTAAATTACCTAAAGTTTCTGCCGCTCTTTTAATGTGAGGTGCTAACACATCTCCGATACTTATAGCTAAAGATTCTAAAGCGGATTTCATTTGACGGATTGAACCACCAATTCCGCCTTCCATTTCATCCGACATTCGTTTAGCTGCACCTGTTGAATTATCAATAGACTTAGTCAACTTTTTGTAGTCCTCATCTGAAGCATTAATAACAGCCAATGCACCACTCATTGCTTCTTTACCAAAGATAGTTGCAGCTGCGCTTGCTTGTTGGTCTTTTGATAAGTTTTTGAACCTATCACGCAACTGATCCATTACATCACGCATAGGAAGCATCTTACCGTTACTATCAGTAATAGATATACCTAACTCTTCCATCTTGTTTTGCATAGCTTTTGTTGGTTTAGCTAAGTTTGTAAACATGGTACGTAATGCTGTACCGGCTTTTTCACCTTTAATCCCAGCATTGGACATTAAACCGATAGCTATAGATGTATCTTCCACAGTATATCCCAATGCGCCTGCAACTGGAGCAGCATATTTGAACGCTTCACCTAAACCACGTACATCGGTATTAGCTTTAGAACTTGTCTGTGCTAATACATCTGCAAATCGTCCACTATCTTTAGCTTTCATACCAAATGCTGTTAATGAGTCAGTAACGATATCGCTCACTTGTCCTAAATCTTCCCCAGAGGCAGCAGCTAATTGCATAACACCATCGATACCGCCTAACATATCTTTGGTATCCCAACCTGCTACAGTTGTTGTTATCGTAAAGGCTCTTTATCCTCTACTTCTATATGTTTCCACATAGCTCAGACTATATCTTCACCCTCTGATTCGTAGGGTGGAATGCGCTCGTGGATATTTCTCCATATAAAAAAACGCCATACATATGACGTCTTTTACTTAGGTTACTTTATCTAGTCGTTACACCTTCTCAACATTTCTGATGAGCTTGGCACGGTATTAGTATATTTTGATTATAACGTTTTGAAATACGCGTATATCTTCTTTTCATTTTCTGTATCGTAAAAGTCAGTTTTTGGGTACCATTCATTAAAATTTTTAGCGTTTACTTTTTCTTTATGTTTTTCTCTATACCTTTTGTTATATTTAGAAGCACATTTTTTGCAATAATTTTTATACCCATCTTTACTATTACGATTTTTAGAAAAATGCTCAAAACCTTTTTCTTCTTTACATGATATACATCTTTTCATATCGTCACCTCGACTAGTATCTATATATTAAGTATAACAAAATATATCCCAACTAGCCATCAAAACTTAACCTTTACCGTTTTCACATTCTATTTTTTGCTATCAATTACTTGATAACCGCCCTAGCAATTTAAGGCCATATAATTCAATGCTTCTGCTGATTCAGATGCGCTAAACTTAGTTTTAGCTCCCATTTCAAGGGCTTTGTCTCTTAATTGTTGAAACTCGCCACCAGTAGCGCCTGATGTCGCTTTAACTTTACGCATTGAATCATCAAAATCAATACTCTTTTTAGCAGCAGCACCAAAACCTGCAACAATAGGAGCAGTAACATACATAGACATGCTACGTCCTACAGATTGCATTTTTTGACCTATTTCTTGGAATTTAGGTCCTATTTCAGAGAACTTACTACCTATCTTTCCCATAGTAGTATTCATTGCTTGTTGTTGTCGTTCAAGAGCTCTCAATTCTTCAGTTGCTTCTTTCAGTTCTCTTTCATACTTATTTAATTCGGCGTATGCTTCATTATACTTTGCAGCTGCTGCTTGAGTTTTTGCGCTATTTTCCCCAGTTTCTTTAGATAATTTGTCATATTCTTGTTTTAACTCTTTTACTTTTTGAGCTTGTACACGCTGTTTTTTAGTTAACCCGTCTACTTTAACTTTAGATTTTTCAAGAGATTGATCATAACGACCAAATTTTGATAAATTAGCACTCATTTCACGAGATACCATGCGCATTTGTCGATTTAATCCGGCCATTCCTTTATTAAAACCTGAGCCATCTAAATCAACTCTTATGACCATATTACCTATTGGGTTCCCCATACACTAACCTCCTTTCTTTAAAAAATATCTGCAAAGCTTTTTGCTTTTTTCTTGCTTTCCACTTTGCTGCTTACAATTTCTAAAAAGAAATGAATAGGCATATTTGCTACTTTTTCAGCATCCATACCATCTTCAATCAACTTTTTTGCAAGCTTCATATAGTTGTTATATCTGCCTTCAGGAGTTAAATCTTCAGGGTTTATTTCTTCTTCTCTGTCACGAACTTTTTTGTATCGTCTAAATCTCCTGAAATAAGTGTTTCTAAAACAGTAACTAAAGTACTAAGACCTTCAGCGCCTGCTGGAATACCTTTTTGCAACTCCTCTGATGTGAATTGGTTATCAAATCCTTCTGCTACAAATGCTGTAACTTCATCTAAAACTTCAAATTGTTCTGAAACCAATTCTTGATACTCTTCAACTTTAGCTTGATATTCTTTTTGTTCTGTTTCACTCAACTTGTCAAATTCCTCTTGTGTTAAATCTTCAAAATCCGGTTGTTTAAACGTTTTTGTTAGTTTTGTAGATAACTTTGAACCTTGAATTGTGTCAAAAAGTGACATCATCGGCTTTGCTAAGTATTTTTTAGTCTGTGGTTTACCTGTTTTTGTATATCCTGTAATAAGTTCAATTGATGCTCTTGTCATAATTATATTCCTTCTTTCTGATTTTAAATTTTTCATTAAAAAAAGAGGGGAATTCCCCTCTTAAAGTTTTATAGTGATTGTAATTCTTCTGAGTCCTCTGGTGATGTGCTATCTTTCATTGACTTAACAACTGTTTCACTTTCACTTGGTGCTAATGAGTTGATAAAATCTTCATAAGTTTTTCCGAATGTTTCTAAGAAAACATAGTCGCGACCTTTTGTAGAACCTTTGTCATCATAACCAGTCACATGCGATGATTCATCATATAAACGGTCTACAAATGAACCTTCAACTTCATCATTTTGGAATTCAACCTTATCTTGTTTTGATTGTCCTGATAATGATGGACGCGTAAATTTACCTTTAAATAGTCCCACCCATTCAGATGAGCCATCATGGTTTGTACGCTCGAATACTACCGCTACATCTGGTGGAATATCATTCGCTCCGTATTTATATCCTCCGTCACCTTTTTTAGCACCGGATAAGAAAGCTTTTTGATCTGCAGGGATGGAAACGAAAGTTGTTTTAACTGATAATTTACCGTTAGAAACAGCAGTTGCTGCAACCATATTATCTCCATATTCTTCTTCCACTTCTTGTGGTCGGTCAACTTCGATTTCTTTCAAGAAACGTGTACGAGAACCTGGTTTTACTTCCCAGTTTTCACTTGTATCTTTAACAATAGGCGCCCAATAGAAATTTGTAACACCAATTGCAATACCGGAAACTCCTGTATCCTTTTCTGCAAAATGCTGTAAATTTAACTTTAATTTTTCCATAAAAATTCCTCCTAAATAAAAAGAGAACCATTTGCACGAATTATTTCACGAAACGTCATTGTTTCTACTTCGTACAAGGGTTCTCTATAATATGATTTAAAATCTAATTCCTTTAATCTTTTTGCAATTCGTTCAGCTTGCTCGCTTGGCTCATTTTCAGACCACCAAATATCTACTTGAACATCGTATTCTCTAGTCATTTCTTCATTGTCAGCATATTCTTCAGGATTAAAAGGCAAAGGAAATATCCTAACAATTGGTTTACTAGTCTGTGTATGAAAGTTTTGAGGTACTACATACCTAAAAACATTATCTTTTATAGTAATCCGCTCATCTTTAATGATTTCATTATAGATTAATTCGGTTATACTCATTTAATCACCTTCTTCATGGCACTTAACATCTTTCGATAAACGAGTTGTCTATTGTTTTTCTCTGTCTTAGTAATCCATAATTGCGGACGTTGATACATGGTTCCAAACTCTGTTGCGTGTATACGATGTGAATAACCTTTTTCGTAACCTACAACAATGTACTTTTCATAACTGTTTTTATCAGTCCTTACATTAGAAATAGTTACGTGACTCTTTGCATGTTTTTTTCTATCGCTGACGGGAGTGGTTCTAGCTAATTCAGGTACTAACGCTTGAGCTGCTTCTCTTAACACTTGATTTTGCTTAGCATTAAATTCAAGCTGCTTTCTAACAAGACCTTGCTCAATGTCATTTTTTTCAATTTTAGCAGGCATTATAAAATAACCTCACAATATACTCGAATGAAAGCTTTATCTTGATAATCCTTCTTTACATAAATAATGTCATACCTTTCACCTTCATGTAACACATAGTGCTTGTTATTTGGCTTATATTCACCACGAGGATCTCTAATGATAATAGTTTTAATAAATTTAGATCCTGTACTGATACTTGTTTGTGTGTCTGATTCTCTCGCGTCTTGAATGGCTGCATAACAACTATATAATTCTTGTGGGACAGGTTTTTGTGGTAAGCCGTTAATAGATTTACTTATGTCTTCACAAAAAGTAACCCGCTCGTTTAATCTATTTGAATTGAATTTCATATGCATCCCTCAACTTATGAACTACACTTAGAACCATATGTGGCGCATAATTCAAATCTCGTTCTTCAAAAGCAATACGATTTTCAAAATAATAAGCGGTCAAAGGATATACAGCCGCTCTAAACAACGGTTGTTCCTCCAACCACTCTATATCATCTGTAACTGCATCAGCTATATCGTATTTCGCCCAAGTGTAGTATTCTTCTAGCAAGTCATCTTCAGAATTGTGGTCGATTTTACAATGCTTTTTTAAAAGTGTTAAGTCCACCACACTTCACCTCTAGTCATCAATTCTAGTTAATATACCATTTTTAGGTTTGCCATTTTTGTTAACTTCATTTGCACGTTTCACAGTCATTTCTACTTCTTCACCCTTTTGCAAGGTACGTTTTAATTCTTTATCAATATATGCTTGATTCACTTTATATTTAGCCATGTTCTATTCCTCCTTATAAAGTTTGTACTTCTTCAGTTGCTTCATCTTTAAAGTGAACAACCACTGCTGCTTTATAATCTAAGATACGGCAATCTTGACGAACAGCAACCATCAAGCACTCACCGAAGTGCATATAGTCTGTCCATTGAGCTTGGTACTGTGAACGATCAAATAACACAATAGCATCTTTTAAGTTACCAATAATTAACGTTTCCGCTCCAGAATCTCCTAACATTTCATCAGGTAAAATCTCTACTTTAGCACCTAACAAACGTTGTTGTGTTTTCTCTTTAACATCCGGTTGAATTAAGTAATTACCATTTTTGTCTTTCAACTTGTCTAACTTAGCAAACAATGTTTGTGATACAATCGCCACATTATGTTCATAGTTAGGTTTCACATTTAAATTAATTGCATCTTTTAAGCCATCGATACTTGCAGCCTCAACAGAACGTAATTTTGTACTGTCTCCATTTTCTCCTGGTCCTCCATTCTGGATTACATCAATAATAGCTTGGTTTCGTGTTGCCGCAATCGTACGAGCCATCCATAATTTTAATTCTTGTAGCACATTGACTTTCGCATCTTCAATTGCTTCACGTGAAATTCGGAAATAACCACGGCGTGTTTTGATGTCATATGCCAGTTGGAAGAATGGCTTAACTGCTAACTCAGGATTTTCAGCAAGTTCTTCAACTTCTGGTAACGCTGCAACTTCTGATTGTCGTACAACTGGATATTTTCCAGAACCATTATTAACTTTCTTAACTGTTACATATTTATCTAAGTTAAATTCAACTTCTTTAAGTTTTAAAATATCAGTCACAATTTCTTCTGGAATGACAACGAAACCAGAATCTGTTTTTAATGATCCACCTTGAATGTCATCTCGAGTTTCAAGATAATTTTGGAAATCCCTAACTTCTTGTGAAGTTACTTGTGTTTGTTGCCCAGGAATAGCTAAATCGAAAACATTACCATATTTACCCATTGAACGTACATTCACATTACCTTCAGTTTGACTTGGTTCTGTATTTCCTTCGTTACTTTTATTATCATCATCTTCTTTAATTTTAGATAATTCTTCTTCTTTTTCTTGAACTTTTTTGCGTAATTCTGCAATTTCCTGTTCAAGTTGTTCTGCTTTCTCCAACTCATCATTATCTAACGCACGCGTAGCGATTTTTACTTTTAGGTCAATTTGACGTTGTGCATCTTTAATCGATGCTTGTAGTTTTTGTTTTTTATTCATTATAGAACCTCCAATTTTTAATATTAAAAAAAGACATCATCTTATAGACATGTCCTAGGTTGTATTTTTTATGGTGTTCAACTTCACCGAATATTATTTTTGATTAGCATATTCATTAATTTTGTTTCTAAGTTTGAACTTGCGTTTTTCTCGTTCAAAATTCTCTATACTTCTAATTGCTGGTTTAACATCAGTATCTTTATAGGCTGGATAAGTAACCACCGATACATCAGTTAATTGACTGATGCTTTTTAAAGTACGTTTATAAATACCTTCTTGCTCATCATAACGCAGTTCATCACCTTTCTTATCTAACATAAAACCAAATGAACATTGATTTATGTTACCAAGGCGCATATTTTCGTATAAATCACGTGCGAATGTTGTATTAGGTAACTCACAACGATATTTTAATCCAACATCATCTACTCGAAGTGCTAAGGTACCAGCACTTGTTCTTCCAATGATTTGCGATGGTTGATGGTCGACTAAACAACGTACATCAGATAAGTCTGTGTTTCTTAATGCTTCTTTAGAGATTGTTTCTTTGAAACCACCTAAATCTTCTGACCATGTATCAAACTTTAACGCATAACCTTCAATAATCATTTTTTGGTCATCACTAGTCCTTACCTCATCAACAACGCCTACTCTGATTTCTTTATTCATTTTGTTCACCACCTTTCAGTTTGTTGTCTGTACCTTTCGATTTATTCATTTGGTACTCATCTACCAGACTGATATTCACATGGTTTAAGTCAACACGATGAATACTGCCGTGTCCACCAGGAATAGGTGGTAAGCCATCACGCTTTCTAATTTCATCAATATTTGTTTTTCCACTATCCAAGTTGATTTTATCTATTTCTGCTTGTGTTTTTTCATCTACCACACGAATTTCAGTAGTGTCAAAGATAAACTCTTTAAAATCATCTGTGATTTCATCATTAAACTTAAAGTTTAATTCTGCACATACACATGTTGTATAAGGTTTTAATGTAGATAAATAGTCTAAATTAGCATCTGTGATACTCATATTAGTTGTTTCTACACCAAATTTATGAAGGGGTATCCCAAATACTCCGGCAATCTCTCGAGTAGACGACTTATTTTCTCTAATAAGTTTCAAAACCTCTGTATCTACCTCAAGTTGATCGAATGTCATTGATTCATCTAGAACAACAACCTTACCTGCCTGTTTAGTACCACTGAAAGCTCTATGGAATTCTTCCCTTGCTCGATTTCTTGCTTTCTTATCATTTAATACACCTTTCATTTTAAGAATACCGCCTGCATGTGTACCATTTCTCAGGAAATTATTAAGAAAATCTTTACCATTATTATCTGCATCAATGGTTTTGTTGAGTGTATCTAATAAAGATAAACCATTAATACCATCTAATGAGTAAAATTTTATATCTAACATATCATCAAATTTAATTTTTCGTTCAATCATCTTTCCATTTTCAGTGATTGTTCTAAATTTATAATAATAATAACCACCATCTGATACTTTCAATTGAACTTCTGATGTTTTTCTAAAAACTAACGCTTCTGGTAACCCCAATTTATCTCTGATAATTTCTACATAACCATGAGATGTTAATAGTGCATTAATAAACACAACTAATTTAAAGATATAGCCGTTATAGACTGCATTTGGTCTTGTATTCAACAAGTGAGTAATACGATTATTATAATCTATTTCTCTGTTTTCCATTAGCCTGATGGGCATACGAGCCAAATCAGATGCAATCATTGTGACAGCAGTAAATACATCGCTGTGTTTAATAGCATCAACAGACGCATATTCACGAATATTACTCCCTTGAAATCCTGGCAATGTACTAACCATCATTTGCAAGTCTTCTTCGTTGTACTGTAAATCTCGTTTTTCTGTTTTATAGAAAATACCCACTTATTTACCCCCTTTCTTTAGACTCATGATCGATAATTAACGCAATCAGAATCAAAGTTAAACCTGTAGCAATTAATCCGAAAACTAAACCAAAGCCGATATACATTGCAATATTAACCACAGTTAAACCTATTAAAAATAAGATACTGACGATATTAACAATTAGCAATTTTAAAAATTTATATATCTTATTAAAATTCATTTACTCACCACCTAGAAACCAAATTCAGCACTTTCATAAATAGATGACCAATCAATCTCAAATTCATGCATACGTGCTTCACTAAATGCTGTGATTATTGAAATAATAGGGTCAATTTTTTGTCTGTTGATACGTTTATCAATTTTCACATTATCTTCGTAATCAAAAGCTAATACTGCGTTATTCACTGCTATTGTTAGCAAGTCATTACCAAAATGTTTTAATCGCCTTTCAGCTATCCACATTCTGAATTCTTTTATGGGCTGTGAAAGTTGTTTAAAGTTTTGGCCTACTTCAATTAAATCCCAATCAATCATCATTGTTTCTAGGGTAGTGATAAAAGATTGTGCATTCCAAGGATCATAACAAACAGCTTTAACATTGAGATTGTATTTGTCTATGATATCTGCAATAAATTCAATAACTTGTCGATAATCAATCATTCCAGAAGGTGAACGGGTTGTTTCTGCCTCTCCATTATGAATAACTTTTTGATAGTCAATCTTATCTCTTTTTGATTTTTGCTCTAATGTAGTTCGTAAACCTATAAATGAGTGACTATCAATCAACATTGTTTTATCTTCTTGCGGAAATAGGAAACCTACACTGGTTAAATCATCTAACCTTGAAAGGTCAACCCCAATATAAACATCGCTTCCATATATTTTTGATACGTCTTTCTCAATTTCCGCATTTTCCCACTCTCGGATGTTTATTAAGCTATCTTCTTTATTAGCTTGCCAAAGATTGAAGTTTTTAATTAGTATTTTATGGAATGATGTCCCTTTTTCTAACTCATCTTGAATATCCGCTTTAATGTTACGAAGAATTGTATCCCTATGTTCATCTGATTCCAACAAAGGCATTGCTTTAATCCATAAAGATTCATCATTTACCTCATCTTCTGAATCCATTTCTGCACAATATACGAAGTAATTATCCGCTTTCACCTCTCCAGATAAAATATTATTGATGTATTTATACTCTTGATACATTTGACTATTTAAATTATCACCTGCTGTAGATATTAAGAGAGTAAGGGGATTCTTTTGAAGCGTCATACCTGTTTTAAACCTTGAATACATCTCATCATCCGGCATACTGGCCAATTCATCTAAAATCGCAACGGTAGGGTCTTTACCATCAACCGCATCTGGATTATTAGAAAGCGGTTCAAACACACTCTCTGATGTTATATGCGCAAGGTCTGTTTTACGCGCTTCTGTAGATTTACGGATTAAATCACTTTTAGAACGTAGTAATTTAATTTGTTGACTTGCCATTTTAAAAATCGTCTGTGCTTGTTTATACGTTGAAGATGATACATATATTTGACGATTATATTTAGGATATTGACCAAATAACAATTCATTCAGTGACATACCTGAGACAATTAATGACTTACCTTGTTTTCTTGCCATACTAATATAAGCTTTCGTAAAACGTCTGAAACCACCGCGTCTACGCCATCCATATATACTACCTACAATGAACTTTTGAAATAGCATTAAAGGCATAGGTTGATTTGTTTTAGGATCAGGAAGCATTTCTATAAATTTAATAGCTTTATTTGCTTGGTCAACATCGAAATAACAATCTAATGGAGCATTTTTCAAATCATCTAAGTGTCTTTGAGCCACTGCTATATTTTTCTTACTTGCTAAGATTTCTCCACTAACAACTTTCTTAGCGTATAGTGTTACAAAATCTATCATTGAGCATCACTCGCAAATTGTGCAAATGGGTCGTCCTCTTCTTCCTCTTCAGGAACAACTATTCGCAGTCTACTATCAATAGTTAATCCTAATGTGTTGGCTGTTTGCTGCATACGAATACCCGCCTTCTCTTTTACATTGAAAGCGGGATTGATCTTCATATTACCTCGTGTGTCTTCAATCATTAGTTCTTCTTTTTCTAAAATTAAACTTGCTTTTACAAAATCACTATAGAAACTACAATATTGTGCAATTTGACCTTTATCTAAGTTAGAAATTGGTAATTCTTGCATATGAGGGATAATCCGTAAGTATTCCTCTCTTGCAATTTCATCTAAAAAGCTTGGTGGTGTAGAATCTATTTTGGAGAATTTACTCAACTGTGTTTCTTGTCGTTCTTTTTCGATAATTTCTTCTTTTGTATAATTTTTATTGGAATTCATCAATAATTTTTTAGGTCTACCAGCCAAATTTAGCACCTCCTAATAAAATTTCTAGATAAAGGGAATTTTTTGAGAAGAAAACTCTGCCTCGTTCTCGAGTAGTTTAATATTACACCCCGTTATTTCCTGTGGGGGACTTCACTTTGTTCTCTTTTCGTTTTTCTATTGTGGCATTCATTGCATAATGGTTGAAGATTTTCTTTTTCCAATCTTTTCGACCAATCTACTTTAGTTGGTATGATATGGTCAACAACATTTGCTTGCCTTCCACATTGTCTACACAAGTAATGATTATCTATCATCACAAGTTCCCTCATGTTCTGCCATTGTTTTGATTTATAAAACCTTAAGTATTCTGGGTCATTTCTTTGTCTCAAATCATTGTATTTACCATTAATATAAGTCTTATGCTTGTTGCAATATGTTTCATTGTGGCTTATCAACGTATTACATGTTGGGTGACTACATCTACGCATTATCCCAATTGCTTTCACCTTCTTAATGAATTAATATCAATTACTAAGTCTTTATCTCTGTTAGCAATCAACAATTGATTACCAATAACATCATGTACAATATATCTTTCTTTCTCATACGTAACAGTATCTCCTACATCAATTAGGTTATGCATGTTAGGTTGATAACTATTTATATTGATACCAGCGACTGTATCTAGCGTTATGTTATTCAATGTAGCTAACGCTGTTAAATCTTCTAACACTTCTCCTAACATAACTGTAAGTTCTTCATTACCTATATTTTCAATATTATTGTTATATACATCAGCAATGTTACCTACTGTTGTCATCAGATGCAGTATATGATGCTGTTTCTCTTTAGGTTTCTTTAGAGACTGATACTTATTAAGTTCCATTGTTCACCTCATAATAAAAGAGACACACCACGTTAGTGATGTGCCTCAGTTATAATATAGTATTGATCGCGCGCGTCTTTGCAAATTGATAATATTGTTGTAACTCAATTATAATAAACCTAATCCATTGAATGCACATACACTTCTTTCTCCTCGATGTCCTCGATATCCTCGATTCACTTCTCAATCATAATATCCACGTTGTGCATCCATATATACATTTATAATTTCATTCATACAGCCATAAAATTTTGAATCGCTATTTATTTCTAAGATATCTTTTATAGTCTTATGCTTCATACGCAACTTCAACATCTGGAGCATATGATAGTTTCTTTCGTCTATAATACAGTCTTCATATTTATCAATGAAAGATATCTTTTCTACTAACTTTATATTGCGTCTGTGCTGCCTATTACGATTCATCACCTTAACGAACACTTTATCTCCCGTACCACCTTTGCCTTTAGGCATTGCTGCTTCGATACCATATTGTGCAATTGATGTGCTATCGTTATCATAGATTTGAGACTCTACGATATTTTGCATCCACTTATAACTATGAATCATTTCTCTCACTTCATCACGAGTATACATGCATAACCTCCATTGATAAATAATGTATACACCTATTATAACATTTAGTTATCGATTATTCTTATCGTGATAACCTTTAATTATAATAGTTTATTGAACATATCTTCTTTAATTGCTTCAAGTGTATTTAGTTCTTCTTCTAAATCATTCAAATGCTGACTCTCTCTTTTAATACTTTCCTCAATATCATGCACTTCTTCTTCGCGGAACTCTATATGTTTCTCTACTTGTTTAATTAACTTTAAGTAATAATCTCTCTTATTCATTTTCTTCCATTCCTTTCAATCAATTTTTCTATTATATTATCCCTCAACTTCAACTCTTCATACAACTCTCTATTCGCCATATAAAGCACAAGAGAGAGGAGAGCGAAGAGAATGGTTAGTGCTATCCACATCAATCACTCACCTCTGCTTTTAAATTAATAAGATGTATGTGATCGTTTATGTCGAAGTCTGCAGGTGCTTCCACATCATCATTCTGTGTGCGGTAAATCATATATTGTTCAGTGATGTATTTAGCTGCTTCGTATAGTGTAAGCGTTAAGATAATTTTAAATATAGTTTTAATCATTGTCTTCCTCCAAAATTAACGATTCGATGTATTCTGTTTTAACCCAACACTTCTTTTTAATTAAATTTTCAACATGCACATATCCGATGGTATTTAAAATATTTTCAGCATACTCATCGAATGACTTATGCGTATATGCGAAATAGATATTATTACTGCACGTTATTAATTTTATTTTATTCATCTTCTACCTCCTAAAAGCAAGGCGGACGAACCGCCAAGCTGATTAATATCCTGTGCTTCCGAACCCGTTTGTACCACGTGTGCTTTGTATATCAAATTCAGCGACCTCTTCTAACTCTGGTGTCCAGATAGGTACAATGACCAGCTGCGCCAATCTATCACCTTTATTGATTTTGTATACATCGGCTAAATACTCGCCTTCTTTATCTTTTGCTATTGTTTCACCTTTTATGTTTAAAATGTCATTTTCCATACCGTTTTCAGTGACACGAACATCTGCACTTGTTGAATGTAAATCTGTATCATTCTTAATATTTATCCCCATGTTTTCATGAAATCCTGAGTCAATTTTGCCAGTTTCAATAACTAAGTGTGTTTTACTGCTTACGCCACTTCTTGAAGTGAGTAATCCCACATATCCTTTAGGAATGTTGACTGCTAGATCAGTTTTGATAATCGCTTTCTCTTGCGGTTCAAGTATCTTAGTTTCTGCTGAGTAGATGTCATAGCCAGCGTCCGTTGCATTAGCACGTG